TTAGTAAATAAAAATGTTGGATTCTCTTCAAGATATTTTTCTATTGCTTTCATAAGATCAGGATAGTTCTGTGCAGTTGTGTCGTGAAGGGACATTATTCCATTTTCTTTAACCCAGTCCCCCCATTCACGGAGTTCTGCAAGAGTGTGTTTAAAGGTATGGCTCGTATCAATGAATAGGTGGTCTATTGGCTTGTCCCATTCTTTGATGATCTCTATATCGTTTCCATGGATAAAAGACCAATTGGGTTCTCCTTTCAATCGTCTTCTAGTCTTGTTGCATTCTGCTATATCCACACTGATTAATCGCCCACCTGTATCGTTTACAGCAGCTAACAATGCTGTTGTAGACTCTCCACTTCTCACCCCAAGTTCTACTACAACCTTTTCTTTAAAAGGGATATTGGCAGTTAGCTTATAGAGGCGAGTCAGGTGTTTATTTATGTCACTTTTCATCTTGGATCTAGATAGAACGTTTTCATATGTTAGCAAGTCTACATTCAATCCAGCGATTTTCCAGCCTACCGTTTACGTGAACCATACAGTTTATCTAATAAACGTTTTGACTCTATCCTGTGTTTGTTCCATTCTGGATCAGTTTTTTCTATCACGCTAGTAGTTCTCCCCTGAAAGTGATAAACACATGTATTCAAAGCAATTACATTCTTAAAGCCAGCGTTTGATAACCGTATCCCAATATCCTTATCTTCACCCATCCAGTAAATAGGGTTCCAAAGTCCAACTTGTTCAAGAGCACTTCTTCTGAAGAGGGTGTGGCTCCCATTAACCCACCACATTTTCTTCAAGCCGTTATTATTCTTTATAGTCCGTGCAAATTCATGTATTTTCTCCGGATCTTTTCCACGGAGACTCCATAGTGCCTGGCACACTGCTATTTTCTTGTCCATCTCCATATGCTGGATCAATCTCGTAAGCCAACCTTCTGTTAGAATCAAATCATTGTCCAAGTCACCAATGTATTCGCTTTCTTTGCTACATTTACTGAAGCCGATGTTCATCGCCTCGCCTATCCCAATTTTTGGCACGAAGACTTTCACGGTTTCCTTGTGTAGCTCCGAATTAAGCCACTCCCTCGTTCCATCGGTGCTTATACAATCAACCCAGACAAGTTCATAGGGGTATCGAGTGTACTTTTTCAGAGAAGAATACATCATCTGGCTATACATAATCTGGTTATGACTCGTCACTATTAACGAGACTTTGGGTTTAGACGATTGGATTCCTGATGATTCAGCTACATTAGAGTTCGGGCCATCGCCCAACGATTTCACCTCCCTCATAGACCAACTTGTACCGTGGGTTTCTCTGTTCTTCCCTAATAACCTCGGGAAGCCCTTGCCGGTGACTCTCCTTTAATGGTGCTGCATAGCGTTGCAACAGGTCTAGGAACCAGGTGGGGGCGATGCGCTTCACGTCCTCAAGGGTCAGTCCCTCCTCGGCCTCTACGTACTCCAGGAGTGAGGGGTGATGGCCGCCCGAGAATTGCCATTGCAGTTGCCGGTTCTCCGGCGTCCGCCACTCGCGACCCGTCTCCGGTTTGAAGGGCTCACCTCGGAGCCAGTAGCGCCACGCCGGCCTTACCCGGCTGAGGCTCACTGCCCAATTATTCAGCAGGATTCGCCCCGAGACTGGAAGAGGGTAGTCGAAGTCATCTCGCCACCGAATTGCGTCACGGGGGAATAATACGTTATGATGAGCATGGAACGGGAGGGATGTGAAGTAATGCTCATAGTCGCCCATCAGGTTTAAGCTGCGAACCATACCGGGACGCCCTCCCTCAGCAGACTGTCTTAGCTCTTTCTTCAATGCCTCAGTGAGGACGATGTTCGCGTCTACCAGTTGTATCCACGGATGCGTGCATTTCTCTATCGCTGCCCGGCGGGCCTGACCGAGCCCTCGAATCGTGACGCTGAAAACCTCGCCCGGCAAGTCTAGTCTGTCAAGCCACTCCCGAGCCTTGCCGACGGTTCCGTCGAAGCTACCTGTGTCGGAGATCACGACCTCGTCGGCGTGGCCTTTGAGGGATTTAAGGCAGAGGTCTATAGTCTCCGCCTCACACCAGGCGATGAGGGCGGCGCTAATCTTCACGCCACAGCCCCCAGGCTTCGTCGTTACGCCTCACACCCTTAGTGACTCGAGCCCACCGTGAGTTCTGCTTTATGGCCGCTATGACCTTTTTATCTTTAGCCCTAATTGCGTTCACCGGTATGCTCGGGTGATGCACGTGATATACGGTGGTTCCCTCTTCACCGGCGACGTAGAGCCGGTAGCGACTCATTCCCGCCCTGGCGGCACGTTTCCACATATCCACGTCCTCAGAGCCCCAGACCGTCATGCGCTCGTCGAAGCCCTGGCACTCGTGCCACCAATCGGTGGAGGCGCTCACGAAGCCGCCCCATCCCTCTGACCCAAAGGTCCAGCGTGCTAAAGCTAGTTTGTCGTAGTCTTCTGGAAGCGTGAGGGTGGCGGGGTCTACGGCCGCAAAGTCTAGGATTGTCACATTGGTGCTCATATAGGTGCGTGGTTTGGCGGTGTGTATCCGGTGGGCGACTTCGAGGACGCGGGGCTCCATTATCAGGTCGGCATCCAGGGAACACGACGTCCTCGCCGTGGCCCGTCGGAGCCCTATGTTTCGGGCGACGGAGAGGCTCCAGGGTGCATCTGTCTTACAGTGGTAGACGGTGCAGTCTGGGAGTAGTCTCATCAGTTTCTCATGGTTTTCCTCGGTGGAGCCGTAGTCGACTATGATTAGCTCCAGGGGTTGAAGCGTCTGCAGTTCCACGCTTTTCAGGCAGAGACGGAGGGCGTGGCCGCACCGGTCTCGGATGGGGATAACCACCGAGTAGACCGGGTTCTCCACGCCGTGAACCTGCGGGGTCTCAACAGCCATTTTAGTCTCGCCTCAGCCGCCCTAGTCTGGATCCGCAGATGGGGCAGCACGGCGTCTTCAATAGGTAATATATTAGGTAGAATATGCCGAAGCCGAAGATGAAGCCGATCCAGCTCCAGCCTTTATGAGGTCGGACGTTCCGGTTGCAATATTTACAGAACCTCATTTCGGTGCTCGCCCCCAGACGAAGGCGTCGATGGCGTCCTTAGCGATCTGCTCGCCGTCAACGACTGTGCCGTCCTTCATTATGTATGGTGGTGGGTTGAAGGGCTGCCCCCTCAACGTCTCGATTGCCGTCTTCTTTATGCCGAGCTTCATATCGTCGAGGTGCAGCACCTCAGTGCCTGGGTCAGCCCAGACCTCGTAGCCTTCCTTCAACGCGTTCTCGCAGAACCGTATATGTGGGTGCGGGTTCTCATAGTCGACAAGCTTGAATGGCTCGTATTTGGCGAGGTAGCAGCTGCCGACGCTGTCTAGCTCGAAAGGCTCTCCGTTGTTGGGGTCGGGTGGCGAGAAGGGGTGGAACCGGTGTTCATATATTCGGAAGCAGTGGATGTCGAAGAACTGGCGGGGGTTCGATCTGTCAACCCACACGAAGGGGGCGATGATGTCTTTGTCATGTTTCTTCAGGCGTTGGATCAGGTCGGCGGGGGCATGCATTATGTCGGCGTCGAGAAGCAGGAAGTGGGTCTCCTCCTCCCAGCCCTCCTCGCCGATGATCTCCTGGAAGTCCTTGTAGACGGGGGCGATCTCAGCGGCGGATAGGGGTCCGGGCATCCACGGCTCAGCGATTATCTCCGTCGGGTGCTTAGTGTCATGCTCATACTGTTGTAAGATATTAAGCGTAGGGTCGCGGCTAAAGCCATAACTGAATATGACGCGGGACACGTCCTCAAGTTTCTCAAGCTGCTCAAGGAAGCGGGCGAGCCAAATCGCCGAGTTCTTAACTGGGACGCCGACCATGACGCTCATGTCATCATCCTCCTCTCCGCGAGGGTTCTTGGACGCATCTCCTCCCGTATCTCCTCTATGAGGTTGACCCACAAAGGCACAATTACTTTACGCCAGTCGTAGTTCAGGGCGAATTTCCTCGACGCCTCGCCGAATTGTGCAGTTTTGTCGCGGTTGTTATAGGCATCCTCTAGGTGCTGCGCCATCTCGTACTCGCTCGGAGACGCGATGAAACTGAGCGCCGCCGTGAGTTCCCGGTTATATTTCTCCACCAGCCAGCCGTGCCCTCTTATGAGTTCGGGCATGGCCGTGAAGTTGGTTCCTATCGTCGGCACCCCGCAGGCGGCTGCTTCGATGATGGGTATGCCGAACCCCTCGCCGCGACTGGCATTCAATAGTACATCGAAGCCGCCGTAGAGTTTCGCCATATCCTCGGGGGTCAAGCCCTGCCACCAGAAGAACTCGTCTATGACTTTCACGTATTGTGCGACACCGCAGATGTCGTACCAGTGGTCTATGTTGAAGCCGCCGGGGAAGCGGGGGAGCGTATGCATGAAGACCCGGGTATCCTTCTTAGCGTCAGGGTTGTTCTCGAAGAATATGTTTAGAGCCAGGGCGTCCTTGTCGAAGCCTTTACGTTTAGTGTCCTTGTTGGCGGCGACCTTGCCGATGACGAAGCAGTCCTCGGGCCACGGCTCAGCTTTACCGGCGACGAGCGGAACCGATATGTCCTGAAGGTGCTGCCGACTCACCACTTTGTCCTCCGAAGGCTTGAATACAGATGTTTCAACGCCGTGCGGGATGTATGTTGAGGAGACGCCGTTAGCCTCAAGCTGCCTCTGCCCGAACCTGCTCATAGCTACCGGCTTATACGCCCTCCTCGCGGGCACCAACGTGGGCATCGGGATCGGGTCATGATCCACGGGTATGATCGGCACCCAGTACGGGTGCATGCTGCTCAGCCAACCCGGTGGACCTATGGGGCTTAGTGACTCGTCGATCCAGATGTCGAAAAGTGTGACCATGATGTCGGGCTTCCATCGGTCGCAGATGAGTTTCGCGGCGTCCGACCCGAACTGGTCGAACCGTTTAGGGTACGTTATGAGTGGGCGTCGACCCTTTACGGGGGTACCGCCTATCGGGGTGCTGAACCCCATTGCTTTTCCTTCAAGCCCGTAGAAGGCGAGGTTCCGCACGTTATAGTGTTCTAATAGGTCAAAGACTACGCCGGCGGTGCCTACCCCGTACCCGGTTCCACAGAAGAATGCGTTAGCCCACCACAGAATCTTGAAGTCCTGACTTCCCTTAGCGACCGGCGTTAACGTTATGTTCTCAGCCGTCGGGGTGGGGATGGGGCGGCGGAACCAGACGGTGTAGCCGTGGTCATGTTTATCCGGCCACGGCGAGTCCTCCTTCTCCTCTGGATAGGCGTACTCGTTGGGCTGACCGAAGGGCTCCATACCCCTCTCCATGAACTGTCTTATCCACCAGTGTTTGGAGTAGCAGCTTACGTGGCTCTTATCGGTGCCGTGGCTCTGGTCGGGCTCATCGTCATGGGGCATTATGGGGACGTCAAGCAGCACCATACAGCCAACTCGGACCGCCTCATCTAGCGCCTTATAGAGCGATTCATCATACGGTATTTCATCATCCGGGGCTCGAATATGCTCTAGCACGTCGAGGGCCACGACGAGGTCAACCCCCCCGTCAACCCATTTACTGAGGTCGCATACGTCGCCCCAATACATGTAGGGCTCGACGCCTTCGGCGCAGTTCTCCACGGCCCACCGGCTCAAGTCTACTCCGTCGGCGTTGACGCCGCGCTCACGGAAGGCACGGACCAGGTAGCCCCGGGCTGCCCCGAGAACCAGAACCGTGTTTAGTCTAGGTGCGACGGATAGTATCCTTTTGACGAGCTCACGGTTTCTTATTAGGTACGACTCGTCGTAGGGCGCGAACGGCTCCCTGCCATAGTTGCTACCCTCCCCCTCAAGAAAATACTCTCTTGAATAGAAGTTTGGTGGGGCGCTGCCTTTGAATCTCTTTGTTGAACTTACTTTGATCTCTCTCTTCTCCAATTTCATATCTCCATCAATACATGAAACTATTATCCCGTAAAAACCCGGGGGGAAAGAAGGTCAGCCTGGTCTAGTTGGCTAGCAGGAGAACGGGGACTCGACCGTCTCGATCCAGAAGATCCCGTCAGGGTGCAGACGCGTGCCGCCATACTTGATGTCGGCAATTATCCACTTCTTCTGGAGGCGTGGCGAGTACTCCGTCTCGATCGTTATCCCGTGCTTCAGGGCACCGGCGAGGGCGCCGTTGGCCAGTAGCAGTGTCCGGTAGGTTCCGCCGCCGATGAGCAGCGTGCCCTTCGGGGCCACGTTGATTTCGAGGCCGTAAGCCTCTTCAAGCCGCCCGCCTAGAATGGCGTCTCTGGCGCCGAACCTGTTAGCATAGCTGAAGTTGGTGTCCTGCATCAGCGAAGCCCAGACGACGGGGTGCATGATAATCTTGACTGGCTTGTAAGTTCCAGCCATCATGCTTCCCATCGCCTCGACGATTATGGAGCCGGCCATGGGGCCGGTGCATGTCAGTGTTCCGGCGTTGTCGCCGGCGAGGGCGACGTCGAAGAAGTAGTTGTCCACACAGACCTGCAGGCAGCTGCCGAGGCCTTCCGTGATGGCGTCTACGAGACCGTACTGCACGGTCTCCATGGTGTTCTTGCAGATAGCGGTGGCGCAGACGTCGTGGTGCAGTTCGATGGCGGGGCACGTAACCACGGGTGCCGTGGTTGCGGGTTCCTCGCATGTTAGGTCGGTACATACTGCGGGGGCCACGCGGCAGATGTTGATCTTGTCGCCTGGCTTGCCCTTGATGTCGTCGTACCATCTTACGAACCATGCGTCTAGGAAGACGCTGCCCGGGTAGACGTGGTCGCGCTCGATCTTGTCGGCCCACACCTCGGGGATGCAGCAGGTAGTCGTGCTGATGGTTCCGATGGTTTCGACTAGCTTCTCGGATAGTTTATAGCTGGTTTTCTTGGTTTTCTCGTCGTAGGTGCGGATGGCTAACTTCTCGATCGGACGCCTGTCCTGCCAGGCGTCGGTGCGGATGTTGTCGCTCGGCCTGAAGCTTCTGAGCATCTCGTCGATGCCTTCACGCCAGTCGTAGTCGACGAACTTGTTGTCGCCTACGCTCTCGGTGAGAGCCTCTGTCTTCTCTTGTGCGGTGAGCATCTCCTCTAGCTTCTTGAACTTGAGGTTGAAGTTGTTGTTGAGTCTGTCTTCCATGCCTTTGGTGTCGATTGACACTTCTATGGGGGATTCGATTTCGGATTTACTCAATTTCTTTAATCACCTTTTTTGGTGGGCGGCGTTTAACGGCGGCATGCCCGATTTAGTCCGCCGAGTGCCACAATTTTTATCGCGCAGGCACTTATGCGCGGTCAGCTTTTGACTTTGAGCTCCACTCTACAGGGATCCCCTATAAAAAGGCGGGGGGGAAGGATGGACGGTGTTTCAGCGGGGTTTAAGGTTGGCTGACGTTGTACATGGCGAAGGTTAGCTCTTCGATCTTCGCGGCCTCCGCTTCGGCTTCCCAGCCGGTTAGGCGCCAGCCCGTGAAGATGAGTGAGCCTGCTATGGTTCCGCACGCGGCTGTGCCGCCTGTGCAGTGGCCGTAGCGGGGGTAGAATGTGCCTGCTATGGTTCCGCAGTTGTTTCGGAACAGCGTCAGGAAGTCCCCGCAGATGAATGCTTTGCGGGCGCTCCCCTCATAGTTCCTACGGCCGCGGAGTAGCGTGGTGGCGTCGTAAGTCCCCATAGCCCTGTAGTGTGTCACTGATCGGTCGCCGCTCAGCTCTACACCGAGCAGGTGTCCGATGATGGTTCCGCCGAGCGTTATCTTTCCGATTAGCCCCTCAACGGGGTAGTTTGGTGCTGCCATTTCTCATCACCTCATGTCCTCACGTTGACCCGGATCTTCTTCCGGTCCTTCAATGTGTTGTAGTCTTGTTTGAGTTTCCGGTATTCCTCGACTAGGTCGCCGTGTTTCTTCCGCAGTTCGTCTATGGTTTTTCCATCGGTGATCTGTTTCTTTGCGTACTCGTTAAGCCGCATCGCGAAGTCGCTGAGTTCCCTTGTCCTGGCGGCGACCTCGGCGGTCGATATGGCGAGTTCCTCTATCGCGCGTGCCTTGTCGGTTTCGGCGTTGATCGCCTGTTGCACGGCTTGTGCGCGTTTCGTTGATTCGTCGTTAGTCTTGGTCAATGCCTTTGTGAGGGCTTCCTTGGTCTCTGCGATGGTATGTCGAGTCGCCTCGATGGATTCGTTGATCCTCTTATTTTCGTCCTTGTAGAAGGAGAGATCCTTTTCGGTAGACCCTACCTGGACCTCCAGTCGGGTATTATCCTCTTTCTGGCGGTCACCTTCCTCTCTGAGTCGGAGCCGCTCCTCCTTAAGGCGCTTGATCTCGGATGTGTTCTGGCTCTTGTCTTTGGTTAGGCTGGCGATCTTGTTGTCTTTCTCGACCATCTCTTGAAGCGTTTTGATGTTCTTCTGACGCTCCTCGTTGGTGGCTTGCCGTTCCTGTAAGACGGTGTTCTTCAGATCCGCTATCTCGGATTTCAGGTTAATCTCGGTCATGGTTTCAATCGTCCTATCCAGGTTCGTAGGCTGATCTCGAGGCCGCCCGTCAGTGCAGACGGAGTCGGCCTTCCTTACGCGTCTTCTGGCGACGCTGCAGTTTCCGATGCCGGGGCCGATGGCTCCGGCGGTGTGCGTCACGATCGCGTCGCTCCCCGGGGCTGCCGGGGCTTCCGTGGTCACGTTCTCCAAGTCCGTGAAGAACTTGCATTGGCCGCAGACGTCCATGCCCTGTATGCCTTTCTCGGCTAGCGCCTCCTGGACGGTCTTCTCCTGAGCCCACTTGCTGTTAGGCAGAAGCCTCTTAGCGAGCGGGATCAGTTCAGCCCGTGCCTTCCGGCGCAGAGCCTCATCGCTTCCGTTGCAGACGCTTATGATCTGGTCCATACGGGCCAGGGCGTTACGCAGGTGCGGGAGATCTATTTTTCCGGCGGCGTCTTTGTAAGGCAGGTGCCGGGCGTCCTTGCGAGTGTCGGCGCACGGCTCGACTACGGCGAAGCTGCCGTCTGGCAGATCGTTGATGTAGGCTCTAGTCCACCGTGCCTCGGCGAGTATGTATTCGGTCGCCTCTTCGAGTTCAACCTCTTCTTGGTTAGACATTGTGTTTTTCTCTTTTTCTTGCTCCATACTCAGGCTCTCTACAAGGCTATGTCCGAGGGCCTCATTTAGGAACAGCGGCTCGAAGCCGATGGTCGTCGGGACCCCTGGAAGGGATGCGTTTTTCTCTAGGAGGGCGAGACAGGTAAAGTTATACCACTTCGGTACATTGCGTCCGTCCTCTGTGCGGTAGCCGCCCCGAGGCTCGCCCTCTATGCTGGGGTTGACTATGTCCCCGTTGTCTAGTTTGTCCTGGATGTCAGCCTGCTCGTTGTCGATGCGTATGATGGCTTCGACGGCTAGGTCCTCGTACTCCGCCCAGTCGACGCGGTTCTGGGGGAAGGGAAGCATCTGGCGGGGGTCGTGGTTCAGGTTGAGTGGCCGCCATGTGAGGGTGCGGGCGCTGCGTTCGATCTCCTCTAGGTCGCTGTAGTCGTTGGCGTTCATGCTGAGGGTGGCGGTGAGGGCTCGTACTTTGTAGTATTTGGCTTCCTCGTCCTTCTTCAGGTATTGTATGAGGGGCGTCGCCCATTGGAAAGATTCGCATATTCCGTTTAGGCATTCTCGGGTGAGTTGAGAGGCGTAGGACTTTGTCGCATCGAGGCTGTACTGTTTTATGAAGTCATCGTACTTGCGGCGGCCAGCTTCTCCGAAGAGGCTGAGGAAGTCGGTTAGGATGCGCTTGAAGTCAACGTGTATGGAATCCAATGAAGACCTCCTTTTGTCTCGGCTCGCTTTTCAGATCCATCCATTTGATCTGCTCTTCCACGTTTTCGCTGTGGGCTTTAAACCACGTCTTCGCCTTCGACATGGTCCACCCCTTATCCTTTGCGAATAGGTAGCTCTGGATTGAGGACTTGTCCCCTTTGAAGCAGATTATGGCCTTGATACCTTGGGCGGCGCTCAGTGTCTTGGTTCTCATTCGGTCACAGTCCGTGGAGCCGTGGCCGCTTCGAATGTAGTCATCCGTCTCATCCCAAGGCATACTTCACACCCGCCTTCTCGGCTTTAAGCCGCCGCATACACTCTCGCCACGACGGCCTGCTCTTACAGCTTTTAACGCTTCGAAGCCGCTCGTCCTTAGCGTAACACCAGTAGTCACAGCACCCGTGTTCGCCCTCTGGGATGGGCCCCAGGTAGGGGCAGTCACTCGACGGGACTGAAGTCGGCACTCGTGCTTCTATGGGCTCGGGTTCAACGACGACTCTGATGGTTTCCACGTCGACCCCGGTGATGGTGATGACTTCCTCGGTGGGCGGCAGTTCTATGACTTCTACCTCTGGCTCTAGTTCCGGGTGGACTTCAAGGTAGCGAGGGCATTCAATCCACGCCTCCTCGTCCGTGCACATCGCCGTATCTAGGAGCTTTTTCCGGCTTCCCCGGGAGAGGCAGAACCAGCCCCTACAGTTAGTGCAGGTCTTCTTAACCTCATGATAGAGGAACTCGCAGTCGACCATTAGATCACCCCGAACGTTCTTAGGACGGTCAGCAGGCTTATGAGGGCGCCTAGCAGGCTTGTGCCGAATATGAATTTGACCCAGCTCTTCGTGGTCCTCCACTCCGTCTTCATCTCGATGAAGCCGTTTTCCAGTCTCTGGTGGCTATCGTTGAGGACGTTGTATGACTTGGAGAGGTCGTCTATCCGCCTGTTGATCATCTTCAACACTTCTTCGTTATTCAACGTTTTCACCTATATCTTCTATCCTCTACAGGCTCAAAACTAAAACTGGCGACGGCGTACCTGCTACATTCACTTAGGGGACCCAGGGGTTTATAGAGTTTTATACTATGTAGCTCGGTATCTCCTTCGGATCGAACATGAGTTCCCAGCCGCACACACACTTATTATGAGCTGGCAAGGGCGGTAGGAATTGCCCCTTCCGGTAGATGCGTCCGTTCTGCGAGTCACAGTAATCGCATGGTCCTGTTTTTGAGGCGCCGGGGTTTGTGGCCCAGCGTACTCTTGTTATGCCGGCGCTGTAGCCGTAGAACATAAGGCTGTTGTTGACTATCTGGTATGTGAAGCTCTGGCTGAGCATCTCTATGCGGTGGGCTATCCCGATGGGTGAACGCCAATAGTCGCTAGTCCTCGGATTATATTCGTGAAGATGGGATAGGGTCATTAATGCTTCTCCACCTCTTTGGTGGGTTAACTATGATAAAGTAATATTCGCTTAGTTAGATTCAAAATGTCAACGGTGTTATCATGGCCTTCTATATCATAGTATCTTTCTATTCCAATCACTGTTTGAAGAAGTGCGTCTTGGCTTTTCATCGCAAGATCGTAGGGTGCCGTTTCTCCAAGTATTTTTAATGCATCATAGAAGCTTCCCCCACTCCATTCTGGTTGTATGGTGCGGGCTCTAGGAAATACATCCTTTATCATTTGGTTCTTATCGTGTTCTAGGGCTATGTAGATGTCTATAGCCTCTATTATAGATGGGTATGAAGTGTCAGATCCTAGTGGTGATGGTTTATTTTCGGCTGTTGGTGTCGTAGGGGCTTCCCGTGTATCCTTTTCACGAGTCACTTATCTTCACCTATCTTAGTTTCGGATAAACTCTTATCTTCATTAAGACTGAGGCCTGTAAAAACAACTTCAAAGATATTATCTTCAAGTCGTTCTCGATACATGTATTCTGTGCGTGGATCATTAAGTTCCATTTCGTAGTCTATGCCTCCATCCCTATATTCCGCATCAATTATGATTCCAACTATTTCTTTAAAGTTGGCTTTCACGGGTTTACCTATCAATGTTCTTGCGGATTTTTCAAGTTCCTCTTTCGAAATAAAGATGTTGCTTCCAACCCAAGGAGTATATCTTCCTTTAGCCTTCATCATCTTCACCTTTCACTGTTTAATTAGGAGACTGATTCAACCCCTCAGCCGCCAGAAGGGGGTCTATACTGAGCCGCATCCACTCAGTGAGTGCGCCGAGGATGGGTTTCACGTGGGATACGATGAGACGCCGGATCACTGCGTCGTTGCTCTCTCCACCCCGTTTCAGGGCATTCAGAGCTCGGTGGGTCTCCTCTGAGACCTTGATATATTTGGTTGTTCCCAAACTGTTCACCATATAACAGGGTGCAACGTGGTTATATAAGGTTTACTTGGTGGGTTTCTTCTCGGTTATTTCACGTCGTCCAGTATAGTGTTCCAGTCCTTGATGGCTTCGTCTCGCCACCTGTCTAGGCGGCGCTGATCCTCGGGGGCGAGGGTGACGGGGCGGCCCAAGGAATAGCCGAGGCGTCCCCGGGTTAGCCTGAGCAGGGTCTGGTAGTGGTCTTCTATGACTCGGGCGCCCGCCTCCTTGGCCCTTGCCTTGTCTATGATGCCGAACCGGTAGTTTGTCTGGATGCCTTTGAGGCGCCGGGTTAGGTCGGCGGTCTCGCGTTGCTGGGCTCCCTGTCCGATCATAATGTGGCGGCTCAACTAGCTCACTTCGTACCATGTCAGGACTATTGCGACCTCTGTGCTGTCCGTGTCCACCGTTACCTTGACGAGGTAGGTCGCAGCCTGTTTGAGGAGCGGTACAAGTTTGCCGTCTAAGAGTATTTCGGGGAGCTCTATTGTCATCCCCCGATCAGTGTAGACACCGATGTATCTAGACATTATTCAATCAGCTTTCCTCTTCTGGTTCTTCTTCAGGCTCCCCTTCAGGAGGCTCCTCCTCTGGGGGCTCTTCCTCCGGGGCTTCAGGCGGCACCTCGTAACCCAACTCGCCGAGGTCAAGACCCATTATCTTCAAAAGTAACGCCAGTTGCTTGGGCCCGATCATGCCGACCTCTATGGCGGTAGCGACTATGCTCTCAAGTTGCAGGTCCTCGGCGCCAGTCTTCTCAACGCCCCAGATGGCTTTCGGCTCCGCCTCCAGCTTGTTTGCCGCCATGAGGCGGTCGAAGAACCCTGCTTCCACGCCTCTGCCCATGTTCCGCTGGATGGCGTTGATGTTGCGGTCTACCATGGCCGTGAGTTCGCGGGCGCTGGCGAGGGTGGCGTCCTTCCAATAGTAGAGGTCGGGCGCGTAGAGTCCCTTGTAGATGAGGCGGTCTACGTGTTCAATGTAGCCTTCGTATCGGGTGCTGCCGCGGACCTCGATGATCTGGGCGACGTTCGCCAGTTCGCCTTCCTCTAGCCAGCCGAGGACTAGGTCTTCGTCGACTTCTTTCTGGGAGAGCAGTTCTTTGAGGCCGGCGGGGTCTCGGGTGGTTTTCCAGATGATGTCGGGGAACATCCGTTTCTCTATGATCTTGTCGATGTTGGATATGGCTGTCTTCTTCGTGGCGAGGAGGGACTCGACGGGTTTTACGATGCTGGTGCCTGTGGGGTCGTTGGCGATCTGGTTGTGGATGAAGAGGGTGAGGGTGTTTCCGAGTATCGTGACGTCTGCGCCGCCGGTGTTCTGCGCCTTCTGGATTAGGTGCTTTACCGAGCCGTCCTGGTTTAGGACTATTTCCTTGACGGTCTTCGGGTGGATGATCTTGAGGGCGGATTTGGACGGTATTTTGTTGATCTTCGTCTCGACGGGGCAGAACCCGGCGATGAGCATGTTCTTGCAGATGTTAGGCAGCAGGACGTCGAGGTTCATGGCCTTGCCGAACTCGTCGACGAGCTCCTTAGCCTGCTTAGGTTCGTCCTCCTTGATGGCGGTGTGATAACCTTGGCCGACGGCGGCCTCAGATAATCCGTTGACGGATGCGAAGACGACGCCGTCTGTCTCATACCAAGTGTAGAAGCTTTCGATCCCTGTGACTTTGGTTTTCTTATCGGATGTCTTCTGCTCCCTGAACCTCGCCCGTTCATTAAGGTAGAAGGAGTCCGTCCGCTCGCCTTCGATCCGTCTCGACGCGGCGGCGGGCTGGTAAGGTGGGCGTGTCCCCATGACTCTGGTGGAGACGTCTTCCAGGAACTTGGCGAACCTGTTGGGATTACTCATCTTTGTCTCTCCTTGAACCTTCTAATCACGTCCGCGTACTGATCCTCGGGGGCGGCTTCGACCAGCGTCTGCTCTCCGCATTGGGGACACGTCCATATCTGGGGCGGGCAGGATGGGCAGGCTTCGATGGATATAATGGACCCGCATTTACAGAACTGCAATTCTAATCCTCTAGGTGTCCGTGCTCTTCCTTCCACGTGTTCCCGGCGGTGCGGAAGACCTTGCCGCAGGCGAGGCATTTGATGAGCTTGCTATCCTTGACCATGGGCACGCCGGCGGAGCCGATGCGTTCAAGGTGGATGACCTCCCCGCATTTAGGGCAACTTATGAATGTGAAGCTCATCTCATTATCTCCTTGGGACGGTAGACGCTGTAACCCCCTATCGGTCGGCGGCCCTTAGCGAGCATCCTGTGAGCCCCGCTGCTGGCGTCGGCCCTGTCCTTGTGCTCCGCCTCGGGGAATGACTCCATCTCGTCTAGGTAGCCTTCTACATCCCACATCCCGGGGACGAGGTAGACGTTACCGGCTTGGGCTGTGCTGCTTAGGGGCGTGGCTCTGTCGGCTTTGGAGCCCGTCACCTTGTCCGGGTAGAAGGCGTGTCCCACTAGGACTTTGCGGGTGTAGTGGTCGATGACATCGACACCGCTGCTGCCGGGCTCCTGCTCCAGGTATATTCGGATGCTGCTGAGTTCGCCGTTTTCAACCCGCATTCTGTCGAGGGCGGCTGTCTGCTTTATGAGATCCTCGATAGTCTTGGGTGTGCCTCGGGTGTGCCGGATGTCGAGGATGTAGAAGCGTCCTTCGTCGTCCATAGCCATGAGGACACCGGCGGTGTAGGAGGGATCCGTGCCCGGTCTCTCCTCTGAGGCGGCTTTATCCCAGTATCTGATTGCTCGGCAGCCGGAGGGAATGGATAGTTGGATTGTGAACCAGCTTCTTCTGAACATTCTTCCTACGTCCTTTATGTCCCAGTTGCCGTCCATTAGGCGGGCCCGGGTGACGGGTTCGAGGTACATGAGGCTTTTAATATAGGTCTCCTTGTCGAGTCCGGGATTATCCTCTATCTTCGCGGGTATGAAGGGGGCGACTGCGGTCTTGTAGTCGACGTAGCGTCGTTTCACCCATTGCACGTAAGGGCCGTCAGGGTTGCCAGCGTTCCTCATCCTTAGGGGGACGTTGTAGTCCTTCAGCTTCTCTGTTCGCCTGATCCGGCTGAACAGGTACCGGACCTGAAACTCACGGTGCTGAGGCACCTCATCGAACGCTACGTACTGGTAGGCGCTACTCTGGTATCGGAGGTGGTCTAGGGGTGAATCCATGTAGCCGAATGTGACTGTGGCGCTTGAGGGGAAGGTGTAGGTATTGGTGTCTCCCCTCCACTTCGCCTTATTCGCCCACCATTCATGAGCCCGTGGAATCAACCCCTCAGGGAGCTGGTGGTCCCGCAGGGTCTTCCTAAATAGGATGGCGGCGTAGCTGGGTATGTGGCAGAACATGACGGCACCCATCAGGAGGGCATCCGATTTGCCGCCGCCAGCTGCGCCTCCGTAGAAGGCCTCGAAGTCAGGCAACAGAAGGAACTGCAGTTGTTTGGCGGACGGCCTCTTGCCTTTATCCCGTGGGATCCACTCCATCTTCAGGGCGTTCTTTAGCGCCCGGTATAGCATCTGGCTCTGGTTGACGTAGTCTTCTCGCCTCGTCGTCCATGAAGTTCTGAACGATTGCTCCGACTGCGTCTTCGTCAAGTCCTTTGAGTTCAACCCCCTCCACCTCTATCTTTTGTTGAAGTTCCCCACTAACTTTCTGGATGACGTTCTTGGGTAGAAGACCATCGATCATCTTCCCTCTATAGAGCAACTGGAGGTGGGGGGTTACGCCCCCGCTCTCTATTTGATTAATCTGTCTTTTTATGAGTTGGTCTACGAGAGATCCTCTTCTCTCTTGAAGTTTCTCGACGTACTTGAAGGCGTAGGGGTGCTTCATGTCTCTCCTGACAGTGACCTCTGATACGCCGATCTCTGCCGCTATGTCGGCGTAGGTCCAGATGCCTCTGCCCATGGCCTCGAACTCTTTCTCTATTCGGACTCGTTTCTTCGCAGTTATCCGTGTCTCTTTTTGGTCAGAGTCGGTCATTTCCGATCATTTCTCCGTTCTACAGGTTACTCGGTTGGGACGGCCTGTTGCGATCCCCGGCCGCGCGCATCGGATAGGATCTCGCCTTTCGTGAACATGTCTTTATGCTTGAGGAGATCGTTGATCCTTTGTCGGGGCAGTTTCTCTATGAGATGGAAGAGTACTTGTCCCGGCGTGAGGACGTTAATAGCCTCCGCTTTCTCGTAGTCGCGGTGGGAGTGGGTGCTGACGATGCGTGCTGCGGTTCGCCGTATATGGGCGTCTCGACTTCTTTTATGAGGCATTGATACTCAACTCTAGGAGCCACACTCGCGCGGTGTCGGAGGCGGCTAAACTTATTCGTTGACATCGCGGATTATAACGGGACCGTAGCCGTAGTCTTCATTATTTGTGAGTTGGTTGATGGCCCCACTGAGGCGGTGGCCTGCGACATCTACGCCTGCTCCTGTTAAAAGGGCTACGAGGTATATCCAGATGTCTGGGTTTTCAATGTCTCGGAATATTAAAGCTGCAAGGAAACCGCCTAGTATTGCTCTTCCTATACTAGCCGCGAATTTCCTGAAGTCGAAGGGTTCTCCAGATTCTATCCAGCCAAGGACGGCCACGAAAAGGGCACCGAGGACGGTTAGCAGGATTAGGGTGATATGTGTATTCATTATATTGAATTAGTTATCATCAGCATATAAATAAGGTGTTGTGGTTTCAGCGCATCGCCTATCTCTCGATCACAGCGATGACTTTCTCTAGGCGATCAATGAGGCCGTCTATCGTTTTCTCGTGTTCCGTTAGGCAGTTTATGAGGAGATCAAGGACATCCATACGCTGGGTTAGGTTGCCCATTTTGTTCCTTTTAGTCCTCACAGTTCTCGGTAAAATGGTTTGTGAAGTCAGGATATGGTTTAAAGATCTATGAATGGGTTGAGTGGGGAGAATCCTTCAACCTGTACCTACTTAGGACTCCTCTTCCTCGTTTGCTTTATGGACCCCGTGGCCCTCCCTAATCTGGTATGCCTTCACCGCCCTGTAGAGGTACATCCAGCCACACCCACAGTTATCACACCCCTGAACCCTGTCTGGGTGAAGCCTCCAGGGGCAGGCATCACATGGCGGCTCTACGGGTATCTTGAGAAGCTGGGCGTAGATTCTCAGCTTCTCCTTTGCTTTGGTGGGCCTGTG